GTGTAATGGACCTTGAGGTTTCGGGTAATCCCACCTCGTTATAACTCTCCCACCCATCCCATGCGCCCCGTCATTTAGTCGGGGCTATTTTCTAACGACACAATAGGAGGACACAACACATGTCCGAAACCAACGACACAAAGCCAGTACTGCAAGCCAAGCCGATCTTTGAAGACAAGAAAGCAAAGGGCGTCGTCAATGGCGATAACTTTAATTTCTTCTACCACGTAGGGAGCGAGACGGAATACGATGGGCGGAAGATCGATTTCTTCCACCTCCGTAAGCCGAAACTCCGAAATTTGCGAGGCTGCAATGTATCCGTTGGCGAGACCATGACCGCCGTCCAAATGGCGAACATCGTCAAGGCATGTTGTCACCGCATCGTTGACATGGACGACGAAGAGTTTCCATCCTCGAAGAAGCAACAAGTCATGGATGAGCTATATTCTGACGACCTTTTCGCTGTGGCAAAGGAATGTACCAGTCGTTTTTTCTCACGAGAGAACGACTAACCAACGACTATTCAGAAGTTGGCGAAATCGTTCTAAGCATCATCGCAAAAATAAATCCTCATTTCGGATTGACCGTTGACGATTACTGGAATATGACCGAAGATGAACTACTGTTAATGGTGAAAGAGTTCGAGACATATAACCGTCGCGTACAATCCGAAATTAAAAAGAAATCGCATGCCTAAGTTTTCAGCATCAATCAGTTTCGATTTTGCTACCAACATTACGAAAGTTGGTCGACAGATTACGAAAGCGTTCAAGGGCATATCAAAAGCAGCCAAGGGCATGACCGCCGCCATTGCGGGCAATGAGAAGGGATTTGCGCAACTATCCCAGATCATCAAGCGCGGTATGCTCGTGGGCCTGGCAGCCCTGGCAGTTGCTTTCGGGATCGCGATTGTTAAAGCCCAGGAATATGAAAGCGCACTTTTACAGTTGTCGGCTATCACGGGGATTACGGGGAAAGCTTTAGATGATTTCGGGGATATCGCGCTTAGCTCATCTATACGTTTTGGGGTCGGGGCAAACAATTACCTTGAGGCTGTCCAACTTGTAGCCTCCGCCAAACCGGCACTCTTACAGCAGCCCAAACTATTGCGGAAGATCACCGACGAGGCCGGGGTTTTGGCCAAAGCGTCCGGCATAGATCTAGCCCGATCCGCTGTCAGTCTTACGGATGCAATGAATCAATTTGAACTTGGTGCCAATGATGCCAGCCGAGCGATTAACGTTTTGGCTGCGGGCAGTAAGTATGGTGCCTCGCTTGTCGGTGACTCAGCCGCCGCACTTGTGAAAGCAGGCGTTGCCGCTACGATTGCCAAGTCCTCCTTTGAGGAAACGAATGCAGCTATCCAGGTACTTGCCTTGCGGGGTATCAAGGGCGCGTTGGCCGGAACACAATTACGCGGGGTGTATTTGAAACTGAACAAGGTCATAGAAGATACGGCCGGCATCAACAACGCAACCGAAGCCCTCGACGCCTTATCGAATGCCAACCTCTCCGGCTCCAAGCTTACACAACTTTTCGGCCTTGAGAATATATCAGCGGCAAAGATCTTGATTGATTCTCGTAAACAGGTTAAGGCCATGACCAAAGACATTACCGGCACGACGGTTGCATACGAACAAGCCGCCATTGTGCAGGCCAGCTTCGGCGAACGAATGAAGCGAGTCAAGCAGGGCATTGTGGTTGCGCTTATGGTTGGATTCCGCCCGCTGATACAGGTACTTTCCCATATTTTTGATATCGGCGGCCGGGTGCTTTCCGTCCTCGTGAGGTATCCCAAAATCATCAGCGGCATACTTGTTGCAGCGGCCGCACTCGTCGGATTGCTTGGACTCCTCGCCATCGAAATAGGTATTTTTACACTCATCGCTACCGGTGCAGGTGGTGCCCTTGTTGCCGCCGCTTCGGCAATGTGGGCGTTCAACGTCGCACTGTTCGCAAATCCGATTGGTTTAATTGTGCTGGCAGTCGTCGCGCTGATTGCCGGGATTACGATACTTGCGGTGAAGTTTGAGAAGTTCCGCAAAGCCCTCTTCCTTCTCATCGTACTTACAAATCCGCTTGCATTGGCTGCACTGCTGATCGTTAAGAACTGGGAGAAAGTAAAAGCTTTCTTTGGGGGGTTTGTTGACGGCTTCCGTAGTTCCATGTTGCCGGTACTGGAGGAATTCAAAGAGGTTTGGGACGCCATAGCCGAACCCGTCGAAGCGGCCATAGATGTTTTTGCCGAACTGTTTGACATGCTTTTCCCTGGTGCCAAAGCTTCGGCCAAAGAATTAGCCACCCTCGCAAACGTCGGCCGCATGGTCGGGCAGTTCGTGGCGTTCGGCTTTAAGCTTATGTTGATACCGTTACGGCTGGTTATTCAGGCTTTCATGTTCCTTGTAGACATCGGCAAGCTTTTGGGAACCGCCTTCACCGAAGGTATCGGCGTAGCCTTGAGGCAGCTAAACATTTTGAAAGATCGCGGTATGAAAATCATTGCGCCGTTTGTTGACGCCTTTAAGTTCCTCAAGCAAAAGATCGTAGGCGAGACGCCACCCACACCGACGGGGGCCGCAACCGCAGCAGGAGCGGCAACCGTGCAGGCACAGACCGAGGCGGCGAAAGTCCTCGCACAACAAAACCTTGAAGTTAACATGAGGATCAAAGGGCCGGGACAGGTTGAATCCGTGAAGTCTTCGGGCAATCTTAAATTTACTGCACAAACAGGTATGATGATACCGGGAGCCACTTAAATGGGCTGGCGTGAAAATCTAAAACCAGGATCTTTCAAGGGCGTCCCGTTCTCGGTCGTCGGAAATGTTGCGGTTACATTTGGCCGCAAGCTACAGGATGCCAGTTCCTCCGGATCGCTGTTCTCAAATCCACTCGGCACCGATGCCAAAAAGAAAGACAAGCCCCCCGGATTCAAGGATAACGGACTCAAGGCCCGTAAGTATTCCGTAGAGGTTTCGTTTGTGGGTGACGATTACCAGATTGCCCGAGACAACTTTATTGCAGCCGTAGAAACCGCAGGCCCCGGAAAACTGGTACTTCCCACACATCCGGTTATCGAAAAGGCCCTTGCCGAAGACGGCACAATCCAGTTCACCAACCAAGAGGGCGGGCGCGAAACCTGCTCAGTCACGTTTGTTGTAGAGGGTGAGGCCGTTGCTCCCCTCAAGGCACGGGCCACCAAATCCGAAGTAAAATCCTCCGCCGCTCGCTCGTTCCTGAGTGGGGGAGAAAACCTTAAAAGCAATTACGTCGTCCCCAAAACAGATTTCTCCTTTGGCGAAGTCGTTGGAGACCTTCTGCACTTCACAGACTCCTGTCGCCAGAAGCTGTCAGCCGGGCCAGCAGCCCCCCTTGCCCTCCCTGCGCCCTCTATCAGTGGGGCCCCTGCGGCAGATATCGCGGCTGTTGCTGGCGCCGCCGCCGCCGCCGCCGGGGGGGCATACGACGAGGCCAGCGGGCTTATTGCTCAGGTGGAGGCAAACGCGGCGACTATTGCCACTAACGCAACGTTTCTAGACCACGCATATTTCGACACCCTTATCGCGATATCAAAAGCGTACAGTGATGTGGAGTCCTCTTTTAATGCCCTAATTGGCATAGCTGCAACCTACGCTGGCAAACTACAGGAAGTAACCGGGGAGGGTGCGCAAGCTATCCAACGGGCAAAGAATCGAGTAGCTTCCTTGATCGCTATTCAAAACGCCTGTCTTGCAAATGCAGCCTTGATCCTGTCAAGCCTGGACTTTGCATCTATTGAGGACGCTACACTTATCCGGGAAAGCTTCGGCGCATCAGTACGAACTTTACAGGCAACCATCGGAGCGGAAAGCGGTTTTGCCGAAACGTATCGCGACCTTGTCCGACTCAATAGCGCCGTGTTCAATGACCTGGTTGACCGTAGCGCCGCCCTACCTGTACTTGAAACCCGCACCGTTGCAACGGATCGCGGCGGCGTACAGTACGCATTCCATCGATACGGGGATGCGGATAGACTTTCCGAGATTCTGGAACGTAATGACATTCGCCGCAGCCTGTTCTTATCCGGAGACCTTGAGGTATTGAGCCGATGACTATCGCCCTCAAAATAGGTGAGAACGAATACGACGGGTGGTCGAGCGGTTTAATATCCTCCACCCTACTTGATCTGTCCGACCGTTTCATTCTGTCCGGCACAAACATATTTACCAGCCAACAAGTAAAGGCCGGGGATTTAATGGTGTTGGAAGTCGGAGGCGATCCCGTAATCACCGGCTATGGTGATTTGATTGTCGACACCCGAGGAAACCTAACCGTCGAAGGCCGGGACAAGACCGGCGACTTAGTCGACAGCATGGCGGCCGGTGCAACTTCCTTTATCAAACAATCCGTTCTATCCATCATTCAGGGCTTATCCACTCCGTTCAATGTCGAAGCTGCTGGCGACTCCGGCCCGACCTTAGAACAATTCACAATCAGCCCCGACGAGACAGTCGCACAGGCAATCCTCCGCTTGGTTTCCAATTATGGAATCGGGTGGCAATTTCAGCAACCCCGGAATCTCTGTGCGCGAAGGCGTCAACATCGAAGTGGCTACGGCGGAATTTCGGGACAGTGCCCGGCACACCGAGACGAAAGCCCTTGGACAGAACTATCTTAATCCGTCTTTGTTCGCCACCGCGAACGGCACAGCAAAACGACCCCGGCCTTTTGGGTACATCCTCAACGGGGAAGCCAACCTATCCGACTGCCAACTAGCCGCCGACCGCCTCCGGAACTACTCCGAAGGGCGAGCCTGTCGAATCATCGTGAGCATTACGACGCTTGACTATTACCCCGCCGGTACGCTGGTTTCGGTCGACATCCCGTCGATGGGAATCAATGACGACATGTTAATCGAAACAGTCAACCTTGAATTTGACACCGAGACCGAAAGCGGTTCTGTTACCTTTGAACTTGTACCGCCCCAAAAGTACGGCGGCGAACCTATAACCTGCCCGTTTCTATTATGAGTCTGCTTTCGAAACTTAAAAACTTGATTACGCTTTGCAAGACTACCGCCCTGCAAAATGGAGCCTGGAAGGTTACGCTATTCGACGGGCAGACGTTGGCAGACGTTCCACACATGCAAAACTTTGGATTCCACAGTAGTGCGCCGACCGGGGCTAAAGGTTTGCTATTGTCGCGCGGCGGAGAGAAAAGCGCCGGCATCCTGGTAGTTCTGGAAGACGACAGCAGCGCCCCTTCACTTGCAGCGGGTGAGGTTGCTATATATAACGATCACGGGGCCGTTATCAAATTGAAGGCGGACGGCAACACCGAAATCGTTTCGGGTGATTTGACCGTGACCGCCGGAGACATAACCGCCTCGGGAGACGTGAGCGACAGCAACGCCACAACGCCCACGATGATCTCTATTCGAACAACATACAACACACACACACACCCAGTTTCGGGGGCCGTCACGTTGCCCCCGACTCAACCAATGTAATGAGCGATTTTACCTTTCAATTTAGTACGGTCACCGGCTACGCCGACATGGCAATCGTTAACGGCGATTTCGGAATCGGTGACGACCTGCAAACCGCTGTCCTGGTTTCCATATTCTCCGACCGGCGGGCAACCGATGCAGAGCTTGACGCCCTCGCAGACGGTGCCACGAAACCGACCACCAATAAGGGAATCTGGATTGACACCTACCGGGAAGGCATCCAATACGGTAGCGGTATTTGGCTGATACTCCGTGGCAAGAAACTGCCGGAAACCCTGAGCCGTGCAGAAGAGTATGCCAAGGAATCGCTTACCTGGATGATTGCTGACGGCGTGGCCCAGACCGTAGAAACCTCCGCCGCCTTTGAAGGAGACCGCATGCTATTGACGGTCACGATTACCCGACAGAGTGCCGAAGACGTGGTAGCCACGTTTGATTTTGCCTGGGATGACCTTATTTTAAACGCAACCATTACGTGAGTTTGTGAATGCCCATTGACGTAAAAGATGAAGTCCCCGGAGCTGTGGCCAAGATAAGCAGTGTGCGCGCGCACGGCACCCCGGTTGTAGATTTCAGACTGCCCCAAGTTGCCGATTGGCGCGAGGAAGGCGGCGGCCACATTGCATACTATGAATTGGGCGAAGGCCCCGAAGGTTTGGCGGCTTGGATCTGTGTGGGCGGCTTTTGGGTTCGGGCGGAGCAAGTCGGAACCGCTGGCCGTCCGATTGTCAGTACACCGGAATTCCTCGATCAATGCCCGACACCAGCGGCTAACTTATCTGAGCTTGTCGGGTGGCACGCCTCGGACGACTTTAGCGGTCTTGAGTGTAACAGTGGTTTTATTGGGGATTTCAACTACCTCCTCCGGCCATGGGCCATATACACAGATAGTCAGCCCACACAAAGAACGGCACAGATATCCAGCGGACACTATGAGGTGGTGATACACGCCAATTCCACGGGCTTGACTGACTATATCGCCTTCGTCTCCTTAGATAACTATATCGGTGAGTTTGAGCTTATTGCGGTGGTTGATGCTAGTGCGTTCCCCCGGCCGGTAAACGGCAACTCCAGGCTAGGCGTGAGCATCGGCGCAGGTGATTTCCATTTCGCGCGAAATAGCGGAGCCGGGGATTTGACGATACGCCAAGGGGTAACCCCTATCGGGGTGTGGACGCCCGGAGTCCGGACAATAAGAATCACCAGGGACGCAACGGATATCCTAAGTTTTTATGTGGATGATGTGCTTATAAAT